CGTTTCATGGGCTATCAACGCGACTGGATATGCTTATTCAGGAACGGGATCCGCTTCTTCTGGAAGCCAGCTGTCGGATCTGGTCAACTTCGTGGGGGCGCTTACGTTCACCCTGACGGTCACGGATAGCCGTGGACGAACAGCAACAAAAACCCTGGAAATCACGGGCGTCGACTATGCTTCCCCAGTGGTCACTTCGTTCAGCGCAAGCCGTGGAACGGGTGGCACAAAGAACGACGACGGAACACAGATCATCACTTCGCAAGTCTTCAGCTTCAGTTCATGCGGGGGATCCAACGCGCTGACAGTTCAGAAGGTCAACATCATGCAACTTCCTTCGGGGGCTTACGGATCCGACAACGCCGTTGTCACGGCGGTCGATAAAATCTGTACGGGATCCTTTTCGGCGGATTTGTCCTGGTATGTCAGACTTACATTGACGGACGCCTATGGTTCCGTATACGCTTACGACACGGTTCAGCCGTCCTTCTCGATCATGGAGATCTATGGGGCAACGGGCAAGGGAATATCCTTCGGAGAAAAGGCAACAGAAGAAGCCTTCAACGTGAACCTTCCCGCGAAGTTCAAGGGGACAATGACGTTCCCCGTGGACGCGTTCAAGTATATCCCCGCCACAGCTGGAAGCAACGGCGACTTCAAGGTCAACTTATTCGGCACGCTTGCCACCAACCAGATCGTATATATTTCGTTTCCGTCAGCAACCAACGGCGCCAGCAACGCCAGGTTATCCGTGGACAACGGGGCAACGTACAAGAATATCAAAATACCTGAATGCGCTTCGGCGACGTTGCTTGCAAGCACCGTGGCAAGCAAAAAGCTGTCACTTGTCTATGACGGAACGGACTTCGTGCCGTTAGAAGTGGAAAACTTCGTTTTCTCATATGTCCCAACCTTGACTTGCACGTCTGGTACAATTACAAGCCACACTTCGCTTGTTCGCTACGTCAAGGTCGGAAAACGTGTCACCGTGAATATGGATATACAAATATCAA